CATTAAAGTAAAAATACGCAACGCCCTTTTCGTCAATAGTTTTCGGATCAACCTCTATGTTTTCTGCATAATAATGTTTAGTTAATGAGGTGACTCTATATTTCATTTAATTCTCCTTAATCACAAATTTCACACAACGTTTGCGAATGTACGAAGTTAGCTTGCAAATTTTGGTGAAGATTTTTCTCAAAAATCTGAACCGTACATTCGCTGTTGTACGATGTGAAACGGATTTACCAATACCATCATAATGATAAACTAATGGCGGTGGTTGATGCACCGCAACACCAAACCTCATTTTATATTTATACATATCAATATTCATAATTTACTCCGTTTCATTTCGTACAACGTTCACGACTCATCCGAAGTTTTAATTTCTGATAGCCGCTGTTGTGTGATGTAAAATTATTACCCATATATTTTTTTAATATGTACATTTTCTTTTTTGATCACTTGTTTCGTCCACGATGAATTAAGAGCTTTTTGAGCAGTGTTCACGTTTTCATAAACCATTATTTTTGATTTTGAAGAACTGCCACCTCTTGACATACAAATATTACTTGTTTCATTGTCAATTATTGCCCAAAGTTCAGTAATTGTTTCTTTTGTTCTGTACATATTAACTCCTTAATAATTTTATTTCACAAAACTTCATTTATGCGAAGTGGCGTTAGCCATTTTGTATAATCGCTGTTGTCTGCTGTCCCAGCGTGTCTTTGATGCGTTTATTTGCAATGTCATAGTACTTCTCTTCTTTCTCTATCCCGATAAAATTTCTGCCTGTATTGATGCAGGCTACTGCCGTTGTTCCTGAGCCGATTGTAAAGTCTAATACTGTTTCATTTTCAAGTGTGTATGTTTTAATTAAGTATTCTATCAATGCTACTGGTTTTTGGGTTGGGTGAAATTTGTGCAAACTATTACACTCTCCCATTCGGTTATTAAACTCAATAATGCTTTTTGGGAATCTTGTTTTAGTATCACATTTATTATTACTAATTTTACAACCATAATGATTACTGTTAGTTTTTTTATTTGATACAGGTCGTATATTTTTCTTTTTCGCAATTGTTTTTATTGGATAATATTTGTTTTTATTTTTACAAAATATAATTATATTCTCATGTATTTTCATGGGCTGGTATTTAGCTTGCATTATGTTTGCGGGTAATACCTTATTCCACACCCAATCATACTTATAATTCTTAATATTACTCATTCTCAATGCACTGCTAAATGGTTCACTCCCAAATAAAACAATCGCACCATTCGGTTTAATAATCCTATTCAACTGCTCCCACATCGGCTCAAATGGAATAACACTATCCCACTTACAAGCTGTTGTTCCATATGGTGGGTCAGTTATAATCGCATCAATAGTTTTATCAAGTATATCTTTCATAACTTGCAAACAATCGCCTAAATAGATTTTATTAAGTTCTAACATTTACACTCCTTTACGCTGGAATTGCAGACAACGTTTGCGAATGTACGAAGTTAGCTTGCAAATTTTGGTGAAGATTTTTCTCAAAAATCTGAACCGTATATTCGCTGTTGTGTGACGTTTGGAAATACACTTTGGACAAGTAAACTTCATATTGTTGTTTTCTACTTCCTGTAGAAAGAATTTCCCACATGTGTCACACGCAATTTCCATGCTTATTGCCATAATCTAAATCCTTATTTTCAAATTTCACACAACGCTCAAGATTGTGCGAAGTCTGCGTCAGCAGATTTGGGTGAAGCCGTAGGCGAAACCGCACAATCTTTGTTGTGTGTAGTTTTATATAACTTCTATATCTATAATACAATAATGTTCTTTTTCATTATTGAAATATTCATCGTACTCTTCTTCAGAAATTAACGGTGTGTCTGAATAATTTTCTGTATGATACTCTTTTAATTTATCATAACTTTCTGATGCGAGTACAAAATTATCCAATTCATAATAATCGTAAGTTCTATGAAACAATGCTTTCATTATAATCTCCTGTTATATAAAATTTCATACAAAGTTTGCGGATATATGAAGTCGCTTTAGCGATTTGGGAGAGTAAAGCTTTAACTTTACGAACCATATATCCGCTGTTGTACGATGTAGGGGGCGATGGTATATTCATCCAATGTGTAATTTGTATCTTATCCCCCTCTAAGTCATTACCAATATAATTATCTTTTGATTGATAACGTTCTTTCCACACAATTGGATATACAGTGAAAAAACCGTCTCCATTTATAAACTCTAAGTAAATAGCACGTTGTATTCTGCTACACTCATAATCGGATATATTTTGTGTCCAGATAACAACCTCTTGACCGTCTTTAGGTTTTTTCTTTTTTATGTTATACCATTTCATTTTAGCCCCCTATTTCGTACAACGTTTGCGACTATCTGACGTTTTAATGTTCTGATAGTCGCTGTTGTGTGTAGTTGCAAAATTATCCATTTTCGTATCCTCGCTCAAATTCATAATGATAATTAATTGATAAATCTTTCCACGCCGGAATAAAGTTCAAATCACTATCCCCAAGTGGTGTATATTGAACGTTAGTTGCAACAACAATAACAGGTATATCTAATATCTTTGGTTCGTCCCAAATCCATTCTTTGTTGTCAATCCATATCAAATAATCAGGAGTTGTTTTACACCGTCTCAATCCTGCTGCAACTCGTTCAATTATTCTTCTCTTATTCATAAAATCTCCTTAATTTTGCAATTTCACACAACTTCATTTATACGAAACTTCGCATAAAAATTATTTTTACATCCATAATTTGTTTTCATATGTTGTTCCTTTTTATTTTTATTACATACATTTTTCTATTTGTTTTTTATATTCTATAATTTTTTCAGGTTTTTCATATCGTAACACTTTCCAACCCAACTCAACAGCCGAATTTAACTTTTCCATATCTTTTAAAAAGCCTGACCCTCGCACATGCCGCCCATTAGTCCATATTCCACCGTCTATCTCTACAGCAAGTTTTTTTTCAGGTAATGCGAAATCAAACCGCCATTTTCTATTATTATTAAATTTATATTCTGTTTGCCATTCATAACCGGTCATGCTTTGTAACACCTGTAATGTAGCTTGTTTTTTTAATTTATTCAAAATCTTCAACCCCTTTTATGTCAAGACGGTTTTTATGAACTACTAAAACATTTTGTTCAACTAAAAATTCAGCTATTTTATGTAGTATAGACCTTTTGTTTTTTTTATACATTATCTCTGAATCTATTGTTATTATCTCTCCATACTTTGAATCAATGTACATACTTAACGCTGCAAGTAGTTTATTAGAATTAACAATACATTTATTTTTTTTTATATACGTTTCAAATTTCATTGTTTAATAACTCCCTATAAATTTATTTTTAAATTTTATTAAAAGACACCTCCCGGGGATCCCCATCGATTCTCCCGGGAAGGTGCCCACAAAAATAAATTTTATATAGAGATGATTATGGAGCTTATTCATAATCCAATTTGTTATGCCAGTAGCTTCCGAAGCTCTTTCGCCTGGCTATCAGATAAATCCCCCGGATCCCCTCTAAAGTCTAATTCAATCAACTCCACATCTTTTCCTATAGCGCAAAGTTTTTCTGCAACTTTTTTAGCTTTTTGTTGGGCTTCCGGTTCTGGGTCGAATACAAAAAATATCCGATCATATCTCGATAAAAGAGACACTTGGTGATCGGTCATAGAAATTCCAAAGGTAGCGGCATAACCGTCCCCCATCCTCCAAACATCGGTAATTCCTTCAACAAGCCTTATAGACCTCCCAGGACAATTATCAATATTATATAGAGTCTTTTTATAGTGCTTGCGGCTTTTTTCTATGGGACAACCTTTATACCTGAGTTTCTGTTTGTTGGTAATGTCCCGGGCTTGAAAACTAATAAGAATACCGTTTTCATAAATAGGAATTATGATACGCAAAGCAAAATCAAACCCAGCCCAACGAGCACATGGCCCAGTTCCGGTCACTTTATACTTAGTTTCAATAACGTCAGGATCGAACCCCCGGGAGGCTAAATAACGTTTATGAAATTTCCCTAGCCGCGATCCCGGAAGTTCTATTTTTACAGAAAAGTTTTCATTTATAATCTTATTATTTAATTTTGATACGTTACTCCTGTGAGTTTTGTATTGATTTAATATTTGTTTTGCTTGACGTTCATCTATCGAAAGTATATTACGGATCACGGACACAGCGTGGTGTCCCCCGCACTTCCAACAATGAAATTTCCCTTCCGGGGAAAACCCCAAGTGATTACTGTCCTCATGATAAGGACACGAAACATTAACCCAACCAGGACTTACGTTTTTTCCATAAGTCCAATATTGAATGTTGTAATCCTTACAAAATTTTTCTAAATCAAACACTTTTTATTTTCCTTCAGTCTATTATAGGACTTGTGTAACAAAATTTAAATTTATTCTTTATATATATCAAATTCCAACATCTTCTATAAGCCTATTCATAATATTATCCTTTTTATAAATTTTCTAAATCTTTTTTGTCGATAACATAAATCACATCAGCATTTTTACCAGAATGTAGTCTATATGTGTTCCCATCAAAAGAAGGTACAATCCCCATTTCCCAGAGGTCTATACAACATTGAAAAGGATTAAATCCTTCTTTATGTTCTACATACCCCCAATTTTTTAAATCAAAAAAAGAAGAGAAATAAGCCCATACCGAATCAAGGACTGAAGCAAAGACCAAATCAGGGACTGAAGAAAAGACCGAATTATTGACTAAAGAAAAGACCGAATTATTGACTGAAGCAAAGACCGAATTATTGACTGAATCCAAGATCAACTTATTAGCCTTATTGACTAAAGCAAAGACCGAATTCCATTCTTTTAAAAGACTGATGATTTCTTTTGAAACTCTTTTCTTTTTACAATCCTCAAAAGGATGTATAATTGGTTTAATAATTAACTCAGGAATAATAGTTTTAAAATCAAGATTATTAACAAACCTTTCAGCATGTTCTGAATCATTTTTTGTGTTAATCTGATCTACTGAAAACCTTTTAGTCAAAGGATCATATTCAAACTTATTAAATTTATCTTCAACATTATTTCCTTTTGCTATTTTACCTTCCTTTTGATAAAAATCAATTATAGAACTATGGGAATCTGTTCTCCATGAACTATTTCTTATCTGTTTTCTCTGTTCTGCATCAAAGTAAAAATATTTACCTCGACCATTACTCACGAAACTAAAAAATTTACACATAATATTGCCCTCACTTAATCAATGACTCAACTTCTTCAACAGCTCGAGTTGCCAAAGTATGTTTCCAACCCATACTTTTTAACTCCCCAATTAACCGACATTTACCAAACTTCCGGGAAAAATTCACAAAGGTTCCCCGCTTGATTAAATCTAATAGACGTTGCGCCGGATCGGACAGCCTGTCCAGAGATTCATTAAAAATTTCCTCCTCCGAATCCTCATAAACAAGTTGATCCTCAAAAAGTTCTATATTTACACCACCCTTTCTTTTTTCAGATCGGCAAAAATCATTTAATGTCCGAAGTCGATGGTGAAGAAATGTACTAAAAGATCCCCGGTTCGAATCGAAACGATCTAATGCTTCACAGAAAATTAAATACCCCTGTGCCTCCAACTCGTCAAACTCTATATTATATTTCTTAGAATATGTCCAGGCTTGTTTTCGAATTTGGTTGCGATGTTTTTTGAATAATGTTGTCATGCTATAAGCTCCTTATTGATAGTTATAATGATTATTTAAAATATAATCCAGTTCTTTTTTCGTCACCGTCTTTTTTCCGGTTATAATAAAATACAAATTTAATATATGTTCCGCTATTTCAACATCGAGAGATTCCCCGGGATATTCCCGGGAACCTTCTACAAGTTGATCGATATAAGATTTCATTTTATAAAATACCTTGCTTTTTAAAGGAATAATATTCATTATCAGAATACACCACGTGGTCAAGCAATTCAATTCCCATAAGTTTACAGGCTTGCTCTATTTTCCGTGTGAACGCAATATCATCTTCACTGGGGGAAACTTCCCCAGAAGGATGGTTGTGAGCCAATAAAATTCTTGAACCATTTGTTAATAATACAGGCCGAATAACATCAACAGGCTGAATATATAAAGCATTATGAGTACCTTTGCATACAAGATGTTTTTCAATAACTTTATTTTTAATATTTAAAATTAAGCAATAAAGCTCTTCTTGAAGGGGGTTGTAATCCTCTTTAAGAATATCAAAAACAGCATCAGGAGTAGTGAGAGACTCTGACTCTGATTCAGCAACTTTAAGCGAATACGTTTTGGTTGTATATTTAATTTCTTTTATCATAATAAGCTCCAAAATAAAATTTATTGTTAGTTAGTTACTAAGTATATTATAACCTATTTTTATTAAAAAGTCAAGTTTTTTTTAAAAAAATTAAGTTTTTTTAATTTTTTTTTATTATGCAGAAATTTTGGATTTTTCGGATTCAACCTCAGCAACAGACTGTTCCCATAGATCATCATTTGTATAAGGTAAATTTTCTTCATCCCTCCACCACTGTTTTTTCTCGAATATTGAATTGATTTTATTATTAACCTCTTCACGGGCACTTTGCTCTTCTAATCTATGAATGTATTCAATATCCTCCGGAGAAACATCCAACAGCACGCTCCACTCATTTTTCATATAAACTTGAAACTCATCCCACGCATCTCCCTTCCCCCAAGTCAACAAAGCAATTCTTTTATAAGAAAAATTATTGTTTAAAAAATCAAACACCCTTTCCATAAATTGTTCAAAACACCGACAATGATCAGCAAACCTCATATGAGATTGTCTGTTATATTTCGATAAATCCGCCGACCGCTTTTCATATTCCTTTTTTAATTTACGAAGGGCGGAAAAGAACACGACACGATCCCGTGCAGTGGGTTTGTAGTCTTTGAAATTTTCATCATAGTATTTTTCAGCTAAATTTAATTCATCTTCATCGAAATGTTTGTGAAGTTGCCGGAGAGTCTTTGCATCTCCCTCCCAAACATTTCCGGTTTTCATAAATAAAAGAGCTGTTGATTTTTTTGATCCATAATTAAATATAAAACTTGATAGGGAGTTATTGATATACATATCCGGCTTATTGCGTATACTCGCAAAATATCTTTTGATTGACTTTCGGAGAGCTTCCACTGCTTGTTCTACACTATCAAATTTAGTTGTTTCAATTTCATTAGATTCTAAGAATTCTTTATCAATGGATTGTTTTCGAATAAATTCTCCTGTATATATTTGGTGAATGTAAGTCGATAAATTGAGTATGGTTTTGGATACCTTTTCCCCGGGAGCCGGGATTTTATGACTGGAACATTTACCCGGGCAGTTTTCTGAATAATAAGTATTGAGAGCTGATATATGATTTAACATTTCTTTTGATACAATCGGTTGATCGGAAACCAATTTCACTTGAGTATTCAATTCTTTCACCACTGCTTTTTTATAGGAATCTTGAGTTGGCTTATAATTTAATTTGGTATAACATTTACACTTTTGTTTTTTGTTTTGATCGTAAGTATTTATATCTTTTATCAGCCCCAATTCTTTTAATAAATTTCTAGCTTTCCGAATCCGATCACGACCTATGCCCAAACCTTCAGAACAATAATGAACTTGAGCCCATACTTGATTTGTTTTTGATTCAGCCGATTTCATTAAATAAAATTGATACAAAGCCAAAGCATCCACCCGAGATTTACTATCACTTTGAAGTATTTTCTTTTGATGAAAAATAGGAATGACGGTGTATTCAGATATATGAACATTCAAAAAAGCTTTTAGTAATTTATCAAACAAAGTTTTTACATTCAATAAATGTTTTTGAACTTCTCCTACAAGACCGGATTCAAATTGTTTTTTAAAGTCTTGTAATCCTTCCTCTACCCCGGAATTATCTAAATATACATAATCTTCTATACTCATTGATTTACTCCAAACTGTAAATGATATTCAAGAATTTGACTAACAACTAATTCATAAAGAGCCTTAATTATTTCTTCAGCATAATCTCTACTAATCAAATATATAGGAGTACCAACAAACCCGGGCGTAATAATAAACTTCATGAATTTTCCTTTTTGGATATTCCTTTTTAAAATCAATAAGGGAACAGAGGGAGTCGGCCAACCCCCTCTGTTAAAGATTCCAAAAAGGTATTTTAATTATATACTAAAAAACAAAAAAAGTAAAGGACAAAAACAATTTTTTTATTTTCAGACCCCCTCCTGGATTTCAGGAGGGGTACCCCCTCCTGGATTTCAGGAGGTTAAGTGCTTATAGTCTAAAGAAATATATAATATATATTATATAAAGTATCAATATAGATACTGTATTCCCTATTAAAAAAATATTAGAAAAATAGGAAATGAATCCTATAATAAAATTAGTAAAAATTTTAGGGAAATTAAAAAAAATGAACATATCACTGTTTTTACCCTGCCCAACAGCCTTAAACACCCTGTCTAAGCCACATATAGCCACGTAGCAAGGACTTTTGGTTGATTTTAGTAAAAAGATACCATCAATGGTTTAAACACCCTTTAAAACGCAAATACAAGGATTTCAATTATGAGATTATGGCATTATAAATTACTGCCTTACCTTCCCCGGCAACAGCTATTGGGCCAGCATCGGGAGTGCGCAGCTCTCCGGGGAAAGGGTTGGGGCAAGAAGCATGCAACCGTCAATTATGTGTTTCGTTATTCTTATGAATGTTTATTTGAGTACCATTTAAAAGTAATAGAGGAAATGAAAAACCGCAATTATTTTCCGGATCCGGTTTGGGAGCGGTTTGAGTATAGGGGGAAAAATTCTCCGGAACTCCGAAGGGAATACAACCCGAGAACCCGGAGGTGGTTTCCTTACCCGGAACATGATACCAATTATCTTAAATTATGCATACAAAATTTAAATAATAAAATTCAAAATGCTCCTGTAGAAAAGTATAACCGATCAGAAGTGTATAAATTTATTGAATACAAAAAGGAGATATTCAATGCCAGCAGGCTATAATAATTATAATTTTAAAAGATTCGAAGTCAATACAAGAAGTAAAAAACTGGAAATAAAATTCCGGTTGAAAGATCGAAACGAATGGAATAATATATTGGGGATTGTAAAGGGGTTGACTGGTAGGGCGTTTATGTCTTCTAGTAAGTGTTGGACGGCTCCCGACCTTCCTCACAATCGGGAAACTCTTATCAAAGCCGGATTTCAATTTCAAAAACCCCCTACAGAAAAAATACCGGAGAAAAAACCAGTCAATATTGATGAGTCCTTAGTTCCATATTTAAGACCGTATCAGTTGGAGGATCTTAAATTTGCAGAGAGCCGAGAAGGGAGGGTTTTATTTGCGGAGCCGATGGGATTGGGAAAAACTGTTATCGCCCTGTCTTATTTAATTATTCACCCGGAGTACCGCCCCTGTCTTATTATCGTGACAGCCACAACCAAGCTTCAGTGGTATAGAGAATTTAAAAAGTGGGTAAGTAAAAAAGAGTATATTGAAATTCTATACGGCAAGACTCCCCGACCTCTCCGAAATGACGTGACTTATATAATAAATTGGGATATATTAGATTCTTGGAAAGAGGAGATTATAAAAAATAATTTTAAAATTATTATTTCAGATGAGGTTCAAGCTGTAGGAAATCCGAAAGCGAAAAGAACAAAAGCCTATCAAAAAATAGCTAAAAAAATCCCTCATGTGTTGGCTCTTTCCGGCACTCCTTTTCAAAGTGGCCCATGGCAGTTTTTTACTATACTGAATATTTTAGCACCTCAAGTTTTTTCTAACCGTTGGAAATTCTATGAAAGGTATTGTGATTTGAAATATAACGGATTTGGGAGTGACTATAAAGGAGCCACCAACCTCGATGAATTACATCAACTCTCCCGACATTATATGATACGACATGAAAAAGAAAAAGTATTGAAAGATCTACCACCGAAAATAAAAACCGTCATACCCCTCGAAGTAAAAAATAGAGCCGGATATGATGAACTTTTTTCAGAGTTAATCCGTGGAGGGGTAAATCCCAGAGACATCGAAAGGTTAAATGATTCCGTGTTTCAGTATAAAGCAGAGGAAGTTATTAAATGGATTGAAGATTTCTTAGAGTCCGGGGAGAAGTTGGTGGTGTTCGCCTGGCACCGGGCGGTGGTTGATATTTTATTCGATTATTTTAAAAAAATAGCTATTCGATTATACGGTGGAATTACTGGCAAAGATCGACAACATTCTATAGATCAATTTATAAACAACCCCCGGAAAAAATTATTTATTGCAAACTTGATTGCCGGTGGGGTTGGTATTGATGGGCTTCAGGGAGTGTGTAACAACGTAGCTACTGTGGAACTATATTTCAACCCGGCTACGCATTGGCAAGCTGAAGACAGGCTTCACAGAATGGGGCAAGCTTCCGTGGTAAATTCTTATTATCTCGTGATGGACAATTCTATTGAAACGGACATCATGGAGATTCTCGATACAAAGGGGGAAGCCTTCATGAAGGTTATGCGTGGGGAGTCCCTAGAGGAAACTAACCTGTTGACCGAACTAATTAAAAAATACAAAGGAAGGTTTTAAATGCTGCCGTTTCCAAATAAAAAATATCAAATAATTTATGCAGACCCCCCGTGGAGCTATAGAGACAAAGCACTTGCTGGCAATCGTGGTGCTGGATGTAAATATCAAACTCAAGAAAAAGAATGGATAGACAACTTACCTGTTTCAGATATAGCAGAAAAAGACTGTGTTCTTTTCTTGTGGGTTACAATGCCAAAATTAAATGAGTGTTGGCAACTAATAGAAAAATGGGGTTTTGAATATAAAACAGTTGCTTTTACTTGGGTAAAAAGAAACAAAAAAAGCAATACTTGGTTTTGGGGTATGGGTAGTTGGACAAGGGCAAACGCTGAATTATGCTTAATTGCAACTAAAGGGAAACCAAAAAGAATAAATGCCGGTGTGCATTCCGTAATAGACACACCAATAGAAAGACACAGTAAAAAACCCGATGAAGCGAAAAGGAGGATTGTTGAGTTGGTAGGAAATGTACCGAGAATAGAATTATTTGCAAGACAAAAAACAGAAGGTTGGGATGTATGGGGAAATGAGATTATCGATTATTTTCCCAAAGAGGGAATATCAAAAACGGAAAATGTGTTTTTAAAAAAGGGCTTTTCAATATGATTAACCGTACCAAAATAGAACTCTCGGAGGAAAACCGGATTCTGTCTCATTTAATAGCTTCCACTGATTTTCTCTCTCAACTACGCCCCATAGTAGATCCTCAACTTTTTAAAAGTACGATGGCACAACAAATCTCTTCTTGGGTATTAGAATTTTATGATCAGTTTGAATCTGCTCCGAACAAAGCCATTCAAGACCTTTACGTGAAAAAGCGGAAGGAAATTCGAGATGAAGAGGACACGGAATTGATAGCCAAGTACCTTACTAACCTCTCGAAAGATTGGGAACAGGCGAAAATAACCAATATAAATTACACTGTCAAGTCGGCTATTCAATATTTTAAAATTCGATCCTTAGAAAAATTGAAAGATAATATTGAATACGCTATCAATCAAGGCAACTCCGCTCTCGGAGAAAAATATATATCACAATTTTCTAAAATTGAAAAACCTTCTGGAACTGGGATTGACTTATTGAAAGACAACCAATTGATTTCTGCCGCTTTTTCTGAACGCAATGAATTTCTTTTTCGGTTCCCCGGAGCACTTGGAGACGTGTTTGGGGATTTTTCCCGGGGGGATTTTCTTGCTTGTATGATGCCTGCTAAAAGGGGAAAAACTTATTTTATGATTGATGCTTGTAATAGGGCGGCAATGATGGGATTGAAAGTTGCTTGGTTCTCTCTTGAGATGACCCGTGCTCCCGTGCTTAGAAGGCAGTGGCAGTGTATACAGGGATTGCCGCTGAAAGGGGGAACCATTGAAATGCCCTGCTTTACGGAATACAAGAACGGAAAATTTAAAATCGGTATGAAAAAAGTAAAAAAGAAGGCACTTCCCACCGATCAGGAGACTATCCGAAAAGAACAAAAAAAATATAAAAGGGCTTTGAAGTCTGGGCAAATCAAAACTGTAATTTTTCCGGCGAATGAAGCAACCACTGGGGATGTGGAAAACACCTTGGCTAATTGGGAGTATTATGAAAACTTTGTGCCTGACGTTATTATTACTGACTATGCGGATTTATTTAAAATTGAGGATAGGGATTACAGGCATGGTATCGATAATATTTGGAAAACACACCGGGCGTGGGCTCAAAAATATGATTGTATGGTTATTACCGGGAGTCAAACCGACCGAAAAAGTCAAGAAGGTGACGTGAAGAAAACCTCTGCCGCTGAAGATATTCGTAAACTCAATCACGTCACCCATATGATAACTAAGCAACAAAACAAATGGGAAAAGTCTGAAGGATATAGCCGGATGGAGTGCTTGGTACAAAGAGAAGGCAAACAATACCCGGGATCTGCTTTTGTTTTGGAGTGTCTTGATATTGGTAGACCCTATATTGATAGCAAAAAAGACTTGGAAGTTGTCGTTGAGAAAAAAGTAAAAAATACAGATTGAATTCCTATAATAAATTATGAAACATTTAAAAACAACTTTATCTATTCGTGGGGATCATTATTATTGCCCTTTGTCTTTACAAATGGACACGTATTGGAATTGCTTTACTAATTGTATTCACTGTTACCTTAGAAGAATGAACCGAACTTGGGGAACTGACTTGCGCCCGGCTGACCCGGAGGAAATCCGAAAAAAACTCACCAACGGTTTGAAAAATAAAAATCCTCAAAGCTCTTTAGCCCACGCATTGCGTCAAAAGAAAACTATCAGACTGGGGAACAAAACAGATCCCTACCAAGATGCTGACAAAGAATATAAAGTCACCCGGGAAGCCGTGCGAATTCTCCGAGATCTTAATTGGACATATTTGATTCAAAGTAAATTTATGGATAATATGAACCGTGATTTGGATTTGTTTGATCCGGCTCTCACTACGTTCATGCCTGTGATTTCTCCGGGACTCGAAAAAGATTGGGAAATACTAGAGAGAAAAAAAACCACTCCAATTCATTCAAGATTAAAATTTATATCTGAAAGACAAAAAGAAGGTTATAATATTGGCGTCAACGGTGAACCTTTCATACCTGGATATCATACAATTGATAATTTTGAAGAAGCTCTCCGAGTATTAAAAAATTATGATATAAAATCTTACAATACCTATCATCTTCACTTTAATGATATTGTAGCAAAAAATCTTCACGAAGCCGGAATTGATATTGAGAAAATATTTTATGCTAACCAAGATGAAAACTGGAGACCTGTTTTAAAACAACTAATTGACTTGGCTCAGAAATATGATATTGTTTTGGGATGTCCCGATTTCGTAAATTCCGGAGCCTATCAAAGTGAAGCGAATACCTGTTGTGGTATCAATGTTCCCAATCCCTGTGAATTTACTATACTGAATTGGAAAAAGAAAAAGATGAAAGGACTTGATGATGAAGAAATTCTCCGGGAGTCTTTTGACGGTATAGGGAGTCTGGACGAAGGTAGGGAAATTCTTTGCGGAACCGATCCCAAAAGTGAATTTTATGGATACAAAGATATTGTTTGGAGTTGGTAATGTATAAATTATTATTGGGTGATTGTATAAAAAAACTTGAAGAATTGGAGAATGAATCTGTAGATTTTTCAACGTTTTTTTGGATTGACGCAGTTTCTAGAATTTCCGCTAAAATTAGCGGTACTGTTTTTTGCGGATCAACCGCTGATACCTTAAAAAAAAGATTGGGATTTCAACAAAAGAATTCTTATACATTTAACAAGGAATATTTTTCATGATAGACTCTCCGGAAGAACTATACACTATATTAGGACACGAAGTCATAGTCAAACGAGAGGACTGTTGCGTGAATGACGATGAAAATCAGCCACCTTTCAGTAAAGTCCGGGGATTGTATTCACGGATTCAAAATTTAATAGAACTTGGGTACACTCATTTTGGGTATACAGAATCAGCCGTGTCTATGGCTGGTTGGGGAGTAGCTTATGTCTGCGCCAAATTAGGAGTACAAGCCGTTATTTATGACCCCCAATATGTCCGTGAGGATTTCCGGGGAGCTGAAATTTTAACATTACACCGAAAAATGTGGGACAAATTCGGAGCTATAGTCAATCCGATTAAAGCCAGCATGGTGAAAGTAAACTATAACATATGTAAAAAACACCTCGAATCAACGTATTCCAACGCAATCATGCTTCCCTTGGGTTTACCCTTTGAAGACTCAATTGAAGCCACTAGAGAACAATTAGACACTATACAGAACCTCTATAACAGTATTGTTGTTTGTGTAGGTTCCGGAACTATTACAGCCGGATTGCTGCGGGGAGAAAAAGAAAAACCGATTTATGGTGTAATGTCGAGAACTGGGAACAAAGAATTGATGCATAAAAAAATATTAAAAAAAAGTGGTTGTATTTTATTTACCGGGGAGAACTTAAAAATAATTGATGAAGGGTGGCATTATACAGAAAAAAGTAATTGGGAATGCCCTTTTCCTTCTCATCCGTACTATGATTTAAAAGCCTGGGAATGGCTTGTAAATAATATAAATAAAATTCCAAAACCCGTGTTGTTTTGGAACATTGGGAGAAAAATATGAAAAAAGATTATTGGTATTATCGGGACTTAGTAAAAAAAGCGATCCCCCGGAGAAAATTATTGTTTAAAAATCAAGAACAATATAACATGAAGCAAAAAGGTCGGAAAAGTAATTATAAGCAGTTTAATCTAATGACTGAAGAAATGGTTAAAATGGAGAGGTTGCTGGATACGGAGAATATCAATTCGTTCGCTGAAGTTTCTCTCCGGGCTCAAAGTTGTCCGATGCCTTTCAATATAGACGTGTATGACGGATTGAAATGCCCTTATCAGTGCCGGTATTGTTTCGCTGATTATTTCCGGCATTCCCTGTATACTTCCTTTTTTGATAATGGTTCAACTCTCGGACTCCGGAACTGTTCCATTGAAAATCATAAGGCTGGACTTGATAAGTTAATGAAAGTGAGAGGGGAAAAAGCCAAAGGGCAAAATGAAGTTGAAAATGCCGTTCGTTTACAAATTCCTATACGGCTGGGGATTCGTTTTGAAGACTTTCCTCCGATAGAACGGAAAAGACAAGTATCATTAAAACTTTTAGAGTATTTACGTGATGTGGAGTACCCGGTTATGATTAACACTAAATCAGAGATTCCCGGGGAGGAATCTTATGTGAAAGCACTTTCCGAAAACAAAGCCGGAGCTGCAATTCATTTTACTTTAATTTCTAATGATGATGATTTCTTAAAAGCTATCGAACCGGGAGCACCGGCGTTTAAAAAACGTTTACAAGCTGCTAAAAATTTATCTGATGCTGGGGTGCGTGTTGTAGCAAGGATTGAGCCTTGGATGATTTTTCTTAATGACGAAAAAGAAAAAGTTGATGAATACATTCGACAAATCAAAGAAGCCGGAATCAGACATATGACTTTTGATTCGTATTCTTATTCAGCCAACTCCAAAGGACTCGCCAGCAACTTCGAGTCAATAGGAATTGACTTTCAAAGAATGTTTTTATTATCTTCAGATTCTCAGGGACTCTCTTCATTTTTACTCGGAAAATTTATGGAGTATTTTCAAGAGAATGGATTGAGTTGTAGTACGTTTGACCAAGGGAATGTCCCTGCGAATGACGATTGGATTTGTTGTAGTGTAGGTGACCATTTTGAAAAGTACGGATTCAATTGGGGATCCGGAGTCATAGCAATAAAATTTATTCAAAGCCGGGAGCACATAGCCACCCGGTGGAGTGATTTTGTTGAGTTTGTAGAGAGTCGTGGAGGATTTCTTTCAGATAATCTCCGCTTAGACGTTCACAAACTTTGGAACGGTGTGGGTGATGCGGCTTGGCCAATTTTTTGGGGAGCCGGAATCCATCCAGTTGGATTAGACGAACACGGAACAGTTTGGGTATACAGACCCGGAAAAGAAAATGATTTCAGAAATAAAATAATTGAAGGAGTAATTCAATGATAAAAATAACAGGACAAACAGAAACTATGTTTGCACAGGCCGTAGCTCTTGCTCAATCGGGTAAAATGAAAAGTACAATACACGCTTTTGGGAATACTATCTATATTTTAAATATGGATAATTCAATTTTGATTCGGTTTGATTCCGTTCAAAAATTTCCGGAGCCGATTTCATTTTATGCGAATGATTATGAGTCTTCCGAAATGGGAATTGAAAACGGTCAAGTGTTTTTCAATCTCTACCAGGGAGAATATGCCCGGAAAAAATATTGTAGCAAGCCCCAAGAAAATTTCACCAACGTTTCTACCCAGTGGGACAAGTTTTCTCCGAACAAGGATTCAGCAATCACATTAACCAAAGGTATTGCGGGACTCCTAGAAGATGGACTTAGTCATATTGAGTTTATAAATGGAGCTGACGGCATTAAGCTATTACAGAAAAATATATATGACGGAACCCGTGTGGAAATAAGCAAAGGTGATGGAACCCGGGGATTTATTGTTGAAAACGTCCCGGTTGATTGTTTACCTGTGGGAATTCGTACAGCTGATTTAAAATCGCTTTTTTCTTTGGTAGATTCTTTGAATTTTTATATTCAAAAAGATAATTACATTTATTTTTCTGATCCCAATAATATTTTAACAGGAATCATTTCAACCTGTTTGTATGATGAACTTGGTTATATAGCAAAAGGCAAATAACATGGGTGGAAAAAGCAGAAAAACAGGCAGTGTAAGTAAGAAACTAATTGACCGTATTAAGAATGGGACGTTAAATAAACCCAAGCCTAAAACAAAATCAGAAGGCTCCGGGAAAAGTAAAAAGGCGAATCCATTTGGACTATAATTCTTTATTACAAAAAACAAACATACCACCAAACTTTTATTGCTCCCAAGAATATTTTACAAAAGCCGGGTGGAAAGAGGAAATCAATTCAGACGGCATTTTTGTGAAAGATGAAGAAGGGGGGCTCATGCTCCCTCCTCTGTCTTTTTCGGGGCAGATCTTATCAGGGGACTATTATGCGGGATTCAGTAATATGAACGATGGTGATTTTTTAGATTACGAATTTATATTTGAACCCCTTCATCCAGCAATGAGTTTGGATAGAATTCCCGGGGGAGCGTATAAAACGGTACGTAAAAACATACGTAAATTTTTAGAAAATAATTACCCGCTACTGATAAAAAAGTCCGGGGAAAGTTATTTGAATATAGTTGCGGATTGGTTTGAAGAAAAAGAAGGCACTGACGTATACGACACCGAAACCTTAGTCAAGTATGTAGAAGAGCCGGAGAACGTATTGTGGTTATATTCAGGGGACGTTTTAAAAGGCGTTATCATGTACGATGTTAATCACGTTTGCGTCAATTTCCGTTATTGCTTTACTACAAGAGACTGGGGATTAAATGAATACGCCCGGTTGACGTTTTTTCAATATGTATATAAAAACTATCCAGGGAAAACAATCAATGACGGAGGAAGCCTGGACAGTCCAAGTATATATCAATTTAAAAAAAAATTGAACCCAATTAAAATCAATACAATAAACACATTACAAGGAGAGTATTTATGATACTACAAAAAACAGCCCTCTTGGATACGATGAAACATTGTCTCCCAGGAGTAGAAAAAAGCAACTCACTAATTGAAGGAGCGGACACTTTTGTATTCGGACACGGTGCAATTCATTCGTATAATGACGGCATTTCTGTTTCGGCTTCCTTTGATAGTGGAGATTTAACCGGAGCCGTAAAATCAATGGATTTCTATAAACTCATTAGCAAAGTACCTGCGGAGCAAATAGAAATTACCCCGGCGGACGGTGAATGGTTATTAAAAACCGATAGCATGGAAGCTCATATCAAGTTGGTTCAATCTAAAATATCAGAGTATATTTCAGAACTACAAATCAATGACCTGGAATGGAGTACGTTGCCGGAGGACTTCTTTGAAGGGGTTCGGCTGTGTAAGATCGGTTGTAATCACTCTATTCAGCGTGGTATATATGCGAACGGTACGGACTTAATAAGCACCGATACTATCCGGATAAATCATTTTAAAATGTCGGCAGAAATGCCCGTGTTTTGGCTTGACGATCCGGCGGTAACTGAACTTATGAAACTGACGGACATTAAAGAGTATTCTATTCAGCCATCCTGGGTACACTTTAAAAACGAGTCCGGAGTTATATTCAGTTGTAAGCGGAAAGCTGATAGCCAGTATCCTTTTCAACAGTTAATGTCTCACGTCACCAATCACGGCAAACAGGAATCGGATCCGGTCTACAAGTTCCCTCCGAACATAAATGAAGTTATCGACCGGGTTTCAGTTCTTGCCGGAACTATCCGGGATGCTCTAGCCGTTCAAATGAGAATCAGCAAAGAAGCCATCACTATAGAAAGTTCTAAAGACTCTGGAAGCATAAAAGAAATTGTACCCTTTTCGGAACCTATCGAACAACTGGAAGCTGGGCAAGTTATCAATATGTGGGTGGAGCCGTCTTTCTTAATGGAAGCCAGTAAAAAAGTCGTGGGATTCTTTGTTAAAGAGCATTCCCAAGGGGAAAGAGTTCAGAAAAATATTGTATTTTTCAACGATCGTTATACCCAAATTGTTGCCACTTATATAGACGGATAAAAAATAATAATTATGAAATTTGGTTTTTTTGATCTAGGAAATGGGGAGAACCCGAACCATGAACGCAAGAAATCTACCGTCACAAAAAAGATCGGGTGCGATGCTTGTGGGCTATATGATAATTGCGAAACTCCTTATATGAAAATAAAAGGAAAAGGGAGAAAAGGAATTTTTTTCATTGTAGAAAATCCTACTGATTCTGACGATCAAAAAAACCAATTGTTGTCAGGTTTCTCCGGGGACTTATTAAAAGAAATTTTATATGAAAATAATATAGACCTTTATGACGATTGTTATACTGTTTCCGCTATCCGATGTTTCACCGGGAAACCACAACCAAAACAAGCCGGGAATTGTAGGCATAAGCTTTTAAAAGATATTACTGAAAAAAGCCCCAAAGTAATTATTTCACTTGGGACATTATCTATTCAGGCACTTATAGGCCATCGATTAGCCGGTAGAATTTCTGGAAGTTCTTTTAAATATGAAAATTTTTATGGAGAGCAAATCCCGGATCAAGAATTGAAAACGTACGTGTGCCCAACTTATTCTCCGGTGTTCTTAATGAAATACGATGACCCGGTTATGAGAAAACAATTCAAAGAACATGTTCAATCAGCTTTAAATAATTGCTTAACTTATGAACAATTTCCCTTATGGCAACAAACAAAAGTAAAAATCACCACAAACGAATCCGAAGCAATCGAATTTTTAAAATCTCTTAAAAATGAAAAAAGGATTGCATTTGACTATGAAACCACTGGAATAAAACCGGACAGGGAAGGACACGAACTGGTTTGTGTTTCTATAGCTACGGAAAAAGATTGTTTTTCTTTTCCATTCTTTCAAAGCCCAGAATTTTTAAAAGAGTGGGAACAGGTAATTACTAATAAAAGGATTGGAAAAATAGCTCATAATATTGGATTCGAGAATTCCTGGACAAAACATTGCGTGGGATCTTACGTGAACCGCTGGACTTGGGATACGTGTTTGGGCCAACATATCCAAAATAATAGACAACCAACAAACTTAAAATTTACCACTTATATAAAATTTGGCATTATGGGGTATGATGAGGAAGTGGATAAATTTATAACTACTAATAAGCCGGGACAAGAGGACAATAATACGAATAATTTCAATTGTATTAACGAAGCCCCCATGGACAAACTTCTTTACTATTGTGGGTTGGATTCTATTTTCTCCTATGAATTATATAAAATTCAAAGATCTGAATTATCTGATAAACAAAAAGAAGGTATGAAACTTTTTTTAAAAGGAGCGGAGGAGCTAAGTAAAATACATCGAACTGGTATGTGTATTTCCAGACCCCTTCTTATAAAATATTACAAAGAACTTTCCCAGGAAATCGAACAAAAAGAAAAAGATCTAAAAAAAACGAAGGATTGGAAAGCGTACGGATCCCATGATTTTAATTATAATTCTAATGATCAACTCAAAAAACTTTTATATGATATTTTAAAATTACCGAAGCCGGACGGAAAAAAAAGTGTTGATGAAAAAGCTCTCACCACTTTAAATATTCCCTTTACTAAAAAAATTCTCGAAATTAAAAAAATCAAAAATCTCCGGGACACTTACATTGATGGGTTTCGCCGGGAAGCGGTCAAAGGCAAAATACATCCCTTTTTCAACCTATCTACGGTCAAGACTTTCCGAAGTTCCGCAAATGCCCCCAATTTTCAAAACATTCCCAAGCGGAATAAAACCATAAAAAATAAAATCCGATCTATTATCATTCCAAGACCTGGAAACAAAATTATTGAATATGACTACAAGGGGGTAGAAGTGAGTATTGGGGCGTGCGTTCATAAAGATCCCAATATGATAACTTATATTCTTGATGAGTCTACGGATATGCACCGGGATACGGCTATGGATTTATTTTTTAGAACGGAAAAAACGATTTTAAAAGAGGAGCGGCAAACAGCTAAAAATGGAATGGTGTTCCCGGCTTTTTATGGCTCTTCATCTTTTGTGAATAAAAAGTCCGGAGAAACAGTTGGAAATATTACCAAAGGAATTTGGGAACAACTGGGTGAAGAAACATTCCAACATCTCCGGGACAACGGCATTAAAAATATAGAGCAATTCCAAAAACATGTAGAACAGATTGAAAACGTGTTTTGGGGGGAAAGGTTTGAAGTATACTCGGAGTGGAAAAATGAAGTGTACGAACAATACAGGAAAGATGGTTATGTTGACTTGCTCTCCGGGTTCCGCTGTTATGGGCCGATGAAAAAAACTGAAGTGTGTAATTACCCTATCCAGGGAGCCGCATTTCACTGTCTATTATGGACAGTAAACCATGTGAATGACCTTATACACAGGGTGTCCGGTCGGAGCCACCTTATTGGCCAAGTCCACGATTGTATTGTAGTAGACTGTCACCCTGATGACGAATCTGAAGTTGATAATATAATAAAAACATGGGGCACTGAAAAAATAAGAGAATATTGGGACTGGATAATTGTACCTTTAAAGATTGAAAAAGAACGTACTCAACTAAATGGTTCATGGGCAGAAATTGAAGATTGTGGGTACTTATAAAAAATTTAATTTCATAGTATAATATAGCTTCGTATTAAACACGAAGGAATATTTATGAAAAAATGTAGCGTTTGTAATAAAGATATTAGTCATTTACATTTTAATAAAAAATTTTGTTCTGAAAATTGTAAAAGTAAACGGCTTTTAAAAGTTTGTAAAAATTGTAAAAAAGAATATAGAACCGATAATAAAAAATCATTTTTTTGTAGTCGAGATTGTAGTGCTCGGTACTGGGCAAAAGATCCGGAGTGGTTAGAAAAAACTAAACACCACCGCATTTCTTTTTTTAAAACGAAAGCAGGAAAAGACCATGCGGAGGCACATTCTAAACGAATGTCTAAAAATAACCCAATGAAGAATTTAAAAACTGTAAAAAAAGCTATACAAACGAGAAAAGAAAACGGCACTTTGGATAGTTTAAAAGAAGTTCGTTGGAATGGAAAAGATTATACAAAAAGTCAGTTATTGATAAACTCTTTTTTAAAATGGGAATTAGAAGTTGTAATTAAGACTAATAAAATTATAAAAAATGTTCCTTATTTTTATCGAGTGGATATTGGAAATTCGTTAAATAAATGGGCAATAGAGTGTGATGGATTTTATCATACTACAGAAAAACAAAAAGTTTTGGATCTAAAAAAGAATAAATGTTTGGAATTGTTAGGGTGGAAAGTTTTAAGAATAAAAGATAAAGAAATCTTTTTTGATACCTCAAACGTGTTATTAAAAATAGAAAAGTTTTTTGGGATAAAAGTATAACAATGATAAATATATACAATACCAATAGTTATGAAGCTCTCCCGAATATAGCAGACAATGCGTATGAACTGGCAATAGTGGATCCGGATTATGGGATTTATTCCGAAAAAAACTTCCTCCGTATTAAAAATAAAATCAAAAGAGAATTTCAAGAAGTTGGAATGTTTATGAGTGATGAACTCATAAAAAAATTATAAAAATTGTTAAGGAGTACATACAATGACAAAATATCAATTTACAATAGATTATTTAATGAAAAGAGCCGGAACAACTACCGGGCATCTCAATGTCAGTAAATCTATTGAGGAAGCAGAGGAAGCCTGGAACCGCTTGGAGGAGATCCGAGAAGAACAGGAAGAGGAAGAGGAGGACACCGCATGAATCTATACAGAAAATACAGACCCCAAACTCTCGATGACCTTATTGGAAATGAGGGAGAGATTGAAAGCATTCGGAAGACTTTAGAGAACCCGGATCGACCTCATACCTATCTTATTTCTGGGCCAAGTGGTTGCGGAAAAACTACTATTGCCAGGATATTTGCGAAGGAATTGAAAGCTGATAATTGCTCTATACATGAAATCAATACTGCTAACAATCGTGGTATTGATACCGCCCGGGAAATAGAAGACAGTATTCAATACGCTCCTGTAGGGGGTGGAGTAAAAATATTTATAATTGATGAGTGTCATAACATTACCGGAGTGGCTCAAGATGCCCTCTTAAAACCTTTAGAGGATACCCCGGATCATGTGTATTTTTTTCTTTGTACTACCGACCCAAAGAAATTAAAAAAAGCTATTCATACCAGGTGTACTCAAATTAAAGTTGAGTCCGTGGATTCCGAAATCCTGTATAAATATCTCCGGAAAATAGCCAAAAAAGAGGGTAAGGATTTAGACAAAAAGTTCATTGAAATGATAGCGGAAAATTGTGAAGGATCCCCCCGGAGGGCTCTAGTAGCATTGGAACAGGTTATGGATATGACCGATGAAGACCAAATTCAATCCGTTATAAAATTCGGTGGAATAGAGGATCAGGAAACCATAGCTTTATGTCGGGCTCTTTTAAAAGAAAAATCCTGGAAACCCGTGGCCACTATACTGAAAGGACTCAAAGGAGTAGAGCCGGAATCAGCTCGGTATGCGGTACTAGGATATATGAATGCTGTATTGCTTAATAGTGGATCGGACAAAGCTGCCCGGTGTATAGAAGAGTTTCGGGAACCTTTTTATAATTCCGGATCCGCCGGGTTATCATTAGCTTGTTACAACACTTTGTTTTTAGAATAAAATTTATAAAAAATAAGTTATAGTCCTATAATATAACAAGGAGAACAGTATGAAAAATATCGGAGAAAACTTTGAAGATGATATCAAAATTGATCGGTATAAACTCGACCGGGAATGTCAAGAACATGCCCTGAGATTTCTTTTTTATTCCGATAAACTTGCCGAAGCAAAAACTGCTTTTTCAGAAGCGGAGGATTCTTACAAGCTAATAAGAGCTCAAAGAGAATTAGATTATCGACAAATGGCGGACTTACCGGGCGGAATGAAAAAAGTAGAAGCCAGTTATGCTTTATTGGTTGAAGATGATGAAGCAGTGATTGCTTCAAAAAAACAAGTCACCCAAGCTAAAAAAGCCCTTAACACTTATGAAGCCGCAGTCAGATCCCTCGAACACCGAAAGAATCAACTGGATAGTTTGGTTAGACTTTGGTGTGCGGGATACTACGCCAACCCGGGAGAAAATAAAAGAGATGCGGACAAGTTGAATAGGAGTCGGGAAGCGTTGAACCATCCAAAGGATTCAGAATGAGACAACGTACAGCGAAATTATTGCGAAGGTATTGTGCCCGCAACAATAGTCCTTACCGTCAAGCCAAGAAAATGGTAAACGCAATGGATGTAAAAACAAAATCAAATTTATTAAATTCACTTAGAGGAGCAGAAAATGCCGAAAAAGACACGCCGAAAAGTAAATAAAAACAGGTACAAGGATACCTACAATAACCGGGAATCCGGAAGCAATGGAAGTAAAAATGGATTTATTTCCTGGAAAACTTTTAAAAACAAACCGGATTTCTTTAGCCCGAAAGAAGGTGTTAACAAGTTCAATATAATCCCTTTTGAGATTAAAAGCAAAAACCACCCGGAAGTTGCGGCAAAGAATCTCGAGATCGGTGATTTGGATATTTTTCTTGATATATGGGTTCATAAAAAAATTGGCCCAGGTGAACAGGACGTAGTATGTTTGAAACATAATTATAACAAGTATTGTCCTATTTGCGCAGAAGAAAAGAAATATTGGGACAGCGGAGAAGAAGAATCAGCGAAACAAATGAGAGCTAGGAGACGTTGTCTGTTTAATATTCAGCCTATAGCAAAAGGAGAGCCCCAAGCTTTAAAAGTATGGGAGGTGTCTCACTATTGTTTCGGGCAGTTATTAGTAGAGGAAGCCAATGATCAGGCGGACGGTGAAGACATTATAAACTATGCGGATCTTGAAGAAGGACAAATCATTAAAGTCCGGATGAAAGAAGAGCAACTGGGCAAAAATACTTTCCTTGAAGCTACCCGGATTGACTTTATGGAAAGAGAGGAAGAGCTGGAAGATGAGTTAATCGATGAGGCTTTTTCTTTTGACGCAGGGTTGAAAGTTCTCTCCGAATCCGAAATTGAAAAAGTTATGTTTGGTGCGAATGAGGATGAGGAAGAAAAGGACAAAGAATCCCCTTACACCGAACATGATGAAGAGGATGAAGAAGATTCGGATGAGGAACCTGATGAAGAGGAGGAAGAAGAAGAAGAGGAAACGGAAAAAGAACGCAGAGTAAGAATACGAGCCGAGAAAAAAGCAGAAAAAACCAAAAAAGAAAAATCAAAATCCAAACCTGAGTGTTTCGGTAATGTAGATACTAAAGATGCGTGTGATACTTGCCCTGTTTGGGATGATTGCATGGATGCTTCCGAATAATGTCAGATTCTCAAATTCTATTAAAAGCCGCATTAGAAATTGCGGAAACTTTTGAACATGGACCAAAGACTCTCTCCGGAATAAGAAATGCCGGGGAGTCTTTTGGGTTCGTGGATAAATATGACGGATTTCATTACAGTGTAGATAAAGATAAATTTCTTAAATATTTACAAGTGGTTAACAATACCCCTTTTGCTGTTTCCAAAAAAATCGGGGTTAATGCAGGTTCCCTTACCTATCAATTAGCGCGGTTGGGAATTTCGTTGAAGTCGTTCGGATCTAAAAAATACTTGGAGGATGTAGATGTCAGAAAAATTACAGAATTCTATTACGAAAAAAATAAACTCAAAAACAAAAAGTAACACTCCCAGGTATCTATCTACCGGGTGTACTCTTGTTGATCTTGTAGTTGGAGGTGGCGAGGGAATGGGATTCCCGGAAGGGGGTGTACTAAATTTAGTTGGGGATAAATCTGCCGGGAAAACTTTTTTAGCTATGGAAACTATAGCTGCAAATTATTACAAATATAAAAAGGATTTTGCTTGGAATTATGATGATGGGGAGGAGGGCAACACTTTTGATACCAAGGCTTTGTATGGGATAAATATAACAGACCCTGATCATAACTATAAGTCCCGGAAAATTGAAGAGTTTGATGTCAACTGCCATCGGTTTCTCCGGAAAAAAATGCGCCCTGGTAAAATTGGGCTTTATTGTATTGACTCCTTGGATGGGCTTTCCGATTCCGAAAAAGAAGAGCGCGCGGAAATTCGATACAAACAAGCAGAGACCGGAAAAGAAATAAAAGACGCAGGAACCTTCGGAACCAAAGCTCCGAAGTTTTTATCTCAAGAATTTTTCAAAGACAAGACCGGACAGTTCAAAGATAAAAATGCATCGTTGATTATCGTGTCTCAAGTTCGGGAAAATCTTGATGCGGGTTCGTTTGGAAAAAAATTAAAACGGAACGGTGGGAAAGCCCTGGACTTTTATGCTCATACTTGTCTATGGTTAGCCACCTGGATTAAAATCAAGAAAAAAGACATTGATGGGACGGAACGTCAAGTTGGTGTGATAGTAGAAGCCAAAACAGAAAAAAGCAAAACCCCTCGACCCTATCGAAAATGTCGGTATATAGTGTTTTTTGATTATGGTATTGATAATATCGGTACCAATCTTAATTATTTATATGATTGTTGGGGGGATGACGGAAAGTTGAAAAAAAGTTCGCAATCTATTCCCTGGGGAGGGAAAAAGGAAATCAACTTACAAAATTTAAAAAGCTTCCTGGAAACCCATGACAGTTATGATCGCTGCAAAGCAGACAAAAAGAATGATACCGGGCGGAGTAATCTT